AACCCATGACACCCATATTATTTAACTGCTGTCCTGAAGGTGTAAATGTTCCTGCAGGTTGTGTAGGTGCTACAAACGTTCCTGCCTGTGCCTTTATAGGCTCATCATCTTTTTTACCTTCTTCTTCCTCACCAGTAACAACTACAAGTAAATCATCCATACTAAATGGTAAGTCATCTGGTATTGTGGCTTCTTCTGAATTGCCCATCTGCCCCATTGCTTCCATTTTCTTTAGGCCCATCTTAGCTTCTTGTCGTAGTGTCATTAGCTTTTCTAAACCATGATACCGTGTTACATCTTCTGGAAAAACAAACTCACCTTCACTTAGCATGGCAGGTATATCATCACGTACACCTTCTTTAGTTCCCCCTATAGGAACATCGTTTCCTGACTCTTCGTCTACTTGACCACCCTCATCAAAAAGACCACCTTCTCCAAACATTTTCATCTGTTCATCCATAGGAGTACCACCTCTATTAAATTCTAAACTATCACTTCTTTCTTCTGCAGCTTTTTCTGCTTCTTCTAATTCATCATGCATACTTGTTGGTTCAATCAAACCTTCATCTAGTAATTCTTTTAGTTCATAATCTTCTAATTTTTCACCCATTACTATGCTAGGAATGTTTATCCATTTGCCTTTATACTTAAAGGTAGTAGATTTTTCAGATACCATTTCTCCTTCAGGAGTTTTATACACAGTACGACCTGCTTGTGTTGTTTTACCTGTATCTTCTCCTACAAGAACACCACCCTCTGCTCTTTGTTCGTCAGGATCAGAAAATTTACCACCAAAGTTAATTTGTTCGGCTAATGATTTTTCACCTGTTGTTGTTTCTTTTGGCTTTTCTTCTTTTTCTAAAAGACTAAGAAGGTATGCTTTAATTGCATCAATTCGTCTGGGGTACTTTTTTTTCTTAGCCATGTTTTAAAACCTCATCCCTTAATAGTTTTAATCTTCTTAATTGATAGATAGCACCCTGTGATCTATACATAGCAACAGACTCAGGTGTCTGTTCCATTGTACGGTGTTGTTGCTCAATAAGAAAGTCTATGTAGTTTTCGAACTTAGACCACTGGGCTTGGTTGCTCACCAGTGCCTTGAGCTTGTTGTGGTGCTCCTTGCTGTCCTGCATTGCCACTAAATCCTTGTTCTTGAGGTGTTGGTGCTTGGCCTGTACCTATTGTACCACCACCTGCTCCTGATGTATCCATTGGGTTTGCACCTGCAGGTGCTCCACCTTGAGGCTGTTGCTCTTGCTGAAATGATTTCATTAACTCAGCTTGTATAGCAGCATCACTCATATTGTTAGTTACTTTGTCAGGGTCAAGGTCAAGAGACTTTGCAATCTCACGAATAATATATTGAAACTTAGCAAATGGTGCAAGCGTTGGGTTGGACGCAACTTGCATAAACTGCATAAGTCTTTGGCTACGTACTTCATTAGCCATTAGTGATTCAGTTCCTCTTGCTTTAATTTCCAAGTCACCTTTAATCTCAGGATCAAAGTCAAACTGCATATTAAAACGGAACATGCCCTCACCTAGTGGGCGTAGTAGATAATCGTCTACATTCTTAATAACATTCTTAATACTTCCACTGGCTGCACCCATAAGCATACTGATACCACTAGCAGTACGTCCTACGCCCTGTACACCTGTCTGTCCATGTGCAAAGGATGGGAAACCTGTAGACTCATCTGCAAGCACTCGTGCCTTATCAAATAGCTGTAAGTTCTCTCCTGCAACATTAGGAAACTTAGTGCCAAAGATAGCTTGCCCCGGAGCACCACCCTGTCTTCTGAATACTTTACCGGGATATACTGATAAGTCTTGACCCGGAACTAAGTTAGTTTCATCTACCTCAATTAAAAGATTACCAGATAATACAGCATTGTCAACAGCCATTCTCATAAAGCCATTCATTAATGTCTGTGTATCATCCATATTCTCAGCAATACCAACACCAAAGAATGAATATGGGTTAAGCTCATATGGAGCAGCCATGTAAGGTATCTTAGCAGGTTTAAATGGATTGAGTACCATACGAATTAGTTTATCATTACATATCCATACATTTGCTTGTAGCTCATCTACTTCTTGTAACTCTTCTGGAATATCTACACCCTGCTCAAGCAACATGTCAACATCTACCATACCCCAGTATTCAAGAACTTCAAATCGTTCTATACCATGCTCTGGGGCATAGTCAGATAAATCATCTTCCCAGTATTCTTTATTGTAGTTTTCACCCATTGAGATAGCTTCATCAATTACAGATGGGCGAAAGTATGGACGTTTCTTTAGGCCACGCATTTGTGAACGTGACATCTTATGTCTTTCAATTACATACTGTGCTTCATCCATGTTGTTTGCATCTGGGTCTGGGTAGAAGTTCCATACAGATACATGAGATACTTGGGGAACTGTTTTAAAGCTAGGAGAGTATTCACCTGTTTCATCATCCCAGTTAGCATACTCTTTGTCTACTGCAAATGGACCTTTCATTACACCAGTACCAAACAGTGCCATCTCAAACGCTGTGTTACGTAAATGTTTAGATGCAGAGGATTCATCTAGCTGATCATATATTTTCTTCTGCATCTTCTTTGCTGCAACCATTGCAGGGCTAAACGTTACAGATGTAGGTGTAGTACCTGCACCTTCTTTTACACCTTTAATTGGTTCTAGCTTTTTATCTAGCTCTGGGTTAAGTAGTTCCTGTAGTGTCTTTGCTGTTGCACCTGCAGGAAACTCTTTACCATCTCCATTAAATCCATATGGGGATACTGTATCTGATTCTTGTTCTTCACGTAGTGGGTCTGGTAGTGCAGGATCAAAAGATACATTTTCTACAATACCCTCTGGTAATTGTGTAGGATCAATACTAATTGGAAAAGCATTTTTTGCAAACAGTACATCTGTAATCTGACCATATGCTGCAAGGGTTTTTGTTTTAGTTACCTTGATAAAGACACGAGACTTTTCTGCTTCTGTAAACTGAACATCAGGGCCGTATATACCACGATAGTTTCTGTATGCTCTTAGCCAACGTGTTTCATCTTGTTTGCGATAGTCTTCTGCTCGATTATACTTTTCCATAATGTATGGAATAATGTTAGCTGTTTTAGCATCTACAACATCTGTATCATCCGTGTCTTCTAAAACAACTGCGTCATCTTCAATAAAGACTTCATTATCTTCTGCCATTATATATTATCCTTTAGTTTTCTTTCCAAGGGCCATTGTCAAAATCATGTTGCTCTTGACACCTAGGACAACAATTAAATTTATCTGTATTATAAAGAACAGAACATTTAGGGCAAGTCACTAGCATTTTAGTATCCAAATGTATTGTCTGCAACTCTCATACCCATTGATGGTGTACCATGTGGATCGTAATCAAATACACTAAACCTTGGTCTTGACATTATACCGTATCTTAGAGCATCATACAAGTGGTCTTCTGAGTGTGTATCTATATCTTCTGGATTCTTTTTATCTATTGGTAATGCAGGTATTTGTGATATTGTATTTATGCAGTTTTCAAAGAATACCATTCTTGGTTCTTCTGTAAACTCATCTACCTGTAATCGTCTGTGTACTTCGTTCTTACCTGCTACACGTGAGCCTCTTGATCTATCTGAAGGTCGCCAACGACAACCCTTCATTATCATTTGTTCTGCCAGTGAAGGGCCAGTATCACCACGCTTATGCCACAAACTAGAATCCAGAACACCATACTTTATATTTCCATCTTCTGCTTCTAGTTCAAGCACCCTGTCAGCTAAATCTGTAGCTAGTACCTTGCTTACGTACAACTCTCTGTATACTATTATTTGTTCACTTGGTGAGACAGCAAACCAAAGTACGGCACTAGAAGACCCATAGCCATAATCACAAGCTCTAAACTTGACCCAGTTACTGGGAATACGAAAAGGTTCAACGACATGTAGGTTCCTATCAAATTCTGTAAAGGCTGCACCTTCTTTAATATCCCAATCCCCATCTAGTAACTGCCTACGTTGTTGTTCTGGCAGTGACAGTAGCATGGCTTCGTAGTCACCTTGCTGTGATAGGTATGGGTTGTCTTTTAGTCTGGCAGGTATAAACTTACGTTTGAATAAATACTTACCTGCTTTTTCATGTCCTGCAGGAAAGCGTAACACTTCCCCTGTATCAATGTCTGTAGCCTCAAAAGATTTGTTTGGAGCAGCAGGATCAATAAACATTTTCTTAACCCAGTGATGGCCTCTACCTCCGGGGTTAGTAGTAGCCCTCATATATACTGGAAGATCGGGTGCAGTGGACCGTAGACGAGAGCGCATGTAATTCCATGCAAACGGTGTGGGCCATTGTGTCAACTCGTCAAAGCCTATCCAACTAAACGCTAGACCCTGATAACGCAAGACATCATCTTCTTTATCCAGATATGACATCCACAATCTTGCGCCAGAGGGCGCAGTCCACTGCATCTTACGTTCAGACCACTTAATACCTTTCCAAATCTTAGGATACATTTCCTGTGATTTAAAGATAAGTTCCCTTAGTTCTTCTGTTGTATGACGTAGTAACAAACCAGAAAAGGCAGGATGGCCCATGTAGCGTAGAGGGTCAGCTAACATGGCGTAGCTCTTGCCACCACCTGCACTGCCACCATATAACACTTCTCTTTCACCTGCAGCTAGGAAGGTTGTTTGTGGACCTTCATTTGGTTTAAAGATAACATTATGTTGTTCTTCAATAGATGATGTATCAACTACTGGATCTGGTTTAGGCTGCGCTTGTATCTTCTTTACTGGCTTCTGCTTTAGCTCCAAGTCTTTTGTTGTCGATCTCTTCCGCTTTGGCGATTGCCTTTTTCGCATAGTCTGCCCATCTGCGTAGGCTTCCAGATTTGTTTTTTCTTCTTCGCTCATTGTCTAACCGTTTCCTCAAACCTACATGTGAAATACTTCTGCCTGTATTTCTTGTGAGCCAGTTAGCTACTTCACGATAGGAGTATTGTTTTAAATACTTCTGTGCTTTCATTAGCATATCTAGCTGATGTTCATTTGGTAATAGTACGTCTGGATCATCGGGGTCTACATCATATCCAAAAGGTATGGTGCGTGATATACGTGGAATAGGTATCCACTCGTTGTCTTCTTTTATGTCAGTTGGTTGGGGTAACTTCCATTGTTTTAATGGTTTAGTCATCGTCTTCCATTTGTTTTGGGGGCATAAGCATCACACCGCCTCTGGCTTCAACTTGTACCTTCTCAGTCTTTACAAGACCAGTACGATCAAGTAACTCTTTAGCTGCTTGCATCTTATCACGTATACCTAGCTCAGTAGGATCGTACAATGCCCCAACCATAGCCATTGCAGCTTTGGGAGCATTGCGTGATAGAAACGTTTGAGTAGCATCTATGATTTCTTCTTTTAAACTATTTACAACACTGCTTGTAGAAGTAGTATCTGAATATCCTGCAAGTTTCTTTGCTGTGAGTATATCACCACCTGCCTCTTCAAATAGTACACTGAGGAACTGTTGTTGTTGTTCTGTTAATTGTCTAGCCATTATTTTTTCTTTTTTAAATTATTGGTTATTTTAACAGGATTAACATATTTTTTTGTAGCAACACCACCTGTACTAAAATCCCCACCTACTCTAAGGGCTTGAGAAGCTCTTGAATTATCTTCTCCCATAGCATCTAAATAATTTAAATATCTACCTAATTCTCCCTTTTTGTCTAACTCTTTAATTCTTTTTACAGTTATACCATATTCTTTAGATATACTTTTAAATTCACCTTTATAATCTTCTGCCATTTTAGATTTTCCTATACCATCAATTCAAAATGCGGTCCATCAATAAATGGACGTCTTCCTTCTGATCTACGTAGGTCAATGTATTCATTCATGGCTTCTTCCATTGTACCACCATAATCTACTATATTGCCTACTGACC